GTTCTCCTAAAAAACCATAGGAATTACCCTGACCACGAGTAATACTATTACGAATACGACCCATGCGATTTGCATTTCTGGTCGCTATTCGCTTCATGCTTGATGTTATTGGTACATAAATCATGTGTAATACGTCAAATACATCACAAACCCTGTAAAATATATTGCTAAAATAGCAGAGTTTACTACAATTAATGCTCTATCGTACCACAAAATACCAACAAATAACCACATCCCTGCACCAAGACACATAACAACATGGCTATATGGTTGCAATTCAAATGAATTTAGACAAGCACCAACAATTATTACTGCTGTTGCTACCCATTTGACGTACCAACTAAGATCGTGTGTTGGTGTAACTTTTTTTATTTCTTTCATACGAATAATCCAATTGTTTGAATAATGATTAAAATAAGAAGCTCGACAGCTAGTATTGTATGATACCAGACCCACCGAGCTTCATAAAGTTTTCTTACAGCTTTTCTATGAAAAACTCGCAAGTGCCACCCTCTATCTTGCTCCTTATTTGATAATCTCATTTTTATTATCACCCTTCTATTACGACAAACTAAACCTACATAACATAGATAAAAAACTATTGCAACCATAAATTTAATTTTTTTTATGTATTGACCTTTGTAAAAATACATGATACAATCATAAAACCCCTTGAGGGGGTAAACTATATAACATCAATATTAGGATTTAATTAATGGTAAAACAAACTAAAAAACCGAGATGGTCTACTCCTTCAGCTAGAAAGGAAAGACAGAAATATACATCAGATAATTACAGAAGTAAATATAATAAAATTAAATGGTCTACTGACAAAAAAAAGAAAGATACATCCAATGACATTAACAATTAATGAAAATATTGAATATTTACTTGATGATGCTGTAGAATTAGGTCGAGTTCGTTCAGATTGTCCTGAGTGTGGAAGTGGAAATACTTTCTCAGCTATGTACTTACCTACATCAATGGTTGTTGTATACAATTGCTTTGATGCCAGTTGTGAAGTAAAGGGACATAAAAAAGTTGGATTACAAAAAACCAATTTAAGAAATGGATTGTTTTCTAAAGCTACAGATATTCCAATTATGATACAGGAAGAAATATCTTTACCCAATTTAATTTCTATAAAAGATAGTAATGATGCCTGTATTGCGTATTTAAAAAAAGTACAATGCTATGACCTTTTTATTCAAGATCACATCAATGTAAAATATGATCCACAACAAGACCGCATAGTATTTTTAGTAGAAGATTTAGAAAGTAGTAGAGTAATCAATGCTGTAGGTAGATCTCTTAAACCAAGTTCTCAACCAAAATGGTTTAAATATGCAAAGACATCAGCAGATTATAAGATAGGATGTGGCAGTATAGCTGTCCTAGTTGAAGATATTCCGTCTGCTTGTGTTGTTTCAAAGTTGAAAAATGTTGTAGGAATAGCTATGTGTGGTACTATATTATCTGAAATATTATTACACTATCTTACAAGAAAAAATTATGAAAAAGTATTGGTGTGTTTAGATAAAGATGCAGTATTGAAAAGTATGATGATTTGTGATACGATAAAACATAAGGTAAAATATTCTTCTGTTTTATTTCCAGAAGTAGATTTAAAAAACATGAACCCAGAACAACTAGAAGAATTGGTATTTAAAAATGGCTAAAAAGAAATCAATGTATGGTGAAAACAATTATAATCCTGTAAAGAAAACAAGACGTAGGTTTAAAAAACCACCACTAAATCATAGAAAGAAACTTACACCTTCTGAAAGTAGAATGAAAAAGGCAGGGGGATAATGCAAGACATAGAATTAAATGTCCTAGCTACTATGCTAGATAAATCTGTGTGGGATAGAACCAAAAACTTTATAACACCAGTCATGTTTCCTAAAGATTGGCGGTCATTGGCTCACACCATTAGAGAAGCCCATCTTAAATATGAGGAGATTGAAAGTCTTGATGCTACAACATTAGTAGCAGTACATAAAATAATGTTTCCGGCTATGCCTGATAGTAAAGCTGTACAAACTTTTGATCTCATAGATGATTTGTTAGCTGTTAAAAAGGTTGATGTAAACCTAGCGTATGATTGGGCTAAAACTTTTTGGCAAAGAGATATGGCTAGACAGATTGGAGAGAAAGCTGTTGGTTTTTGGACAGGTGAAAACTCTATGGCTTTTTCTGAGATCTCACAGATGATAGAAAAGGTCGCATCTAACAGTCTTGATGGAGAAGATAGTTTTAGAATTATACATGAGGATTTTGAAGAATTAATAAAGTCTACAGTCAAACAACCAGACTTTACTTTTGGATTACATAATTTAGAACGCAATGTACAAGGATTAAATAGAGGAGATTTTGGAATTATCTTTGCTAGACCAGAGATAGGCAAGAGTAGTTTTTGTGCTCATCTTGCATCACACTACATATCCAGAGGACAGAAAGTACACTATTGGGCTAACGAAGAAATAGCCAAGAAAGTTAAACTTAGAATTATTACAGCGTATTTTGATATTGACAAGAATACCCTGCAAAAACAAAAGGATAGGTACATAGAAGAGTACAAAGAAAAGGTTGATGCTAATTTAGTTGTGATGGATAGTGTAGGAACTAGTGTCAAAGAGATTGTAAATTTTACTACATTGAATAAACCAGACGTAGTATTTATAGATCAAATGGATAAAGTTAAGATTGATGGTACATACACTCGTGGAGATGAAAGACTAAAAGAGATTTATGTTATGGGTAGAGAGTTAGCCAAAAGACATAATTGTTTGGTGTGGGCTGTATCACAAGCTAGTTATGAAGCACACGAAAGAGAAGTAATAGATTATTCTATGCTTGATAACAGTCGTACAGGTAAAGCCGGAGAAGCAGATTTAATTATAGGTATTGGTAAACAAATGGGAATAGATGAGAACAATACTCGCTTCTTAGCAGTAAGTAAGAATAAAATAAATGGGTGGCATGGTAATGTGCCTGTTCAAATAAATATTGCAACAGGAAGGTATAGTGTATGATTACTTGTTTAGATATAGAAAATACTTTTACTAAAGGTAACAGTATGCCGTACAATGGAAATAATATATTGGTGTCGGTAGGCTATCTTACAAATGGTGGAGAACAAAAATATTTATGTTTCTATCATGCAGAAGAACCGCCTACAGAAAATAATATAGACATCTTACAAGATATTTTAAACCGGACAACTTTGCTTGTTGGACATAACATAAAGTATGATCTTCAATGGTTACTGGCTTGTGGTTTTCAATATGAAGGAGAAGTTTGGGACACAATGGGCGTTGAGTATTTACTAGCTAGAGGATTAAATAGAGAGTTATCTCTTAGTGCTTCTTGTAAAAGACGCAATGTTTCTGAGAAAAAGTCTCACATTTTTGATGAGTTTATCAAAGCCGGAAAAGGTGTAGACGAAATACCTTATGATAAACTTACAGAGTATGGTGTACAAGATGTAAAGTCAGCGTATGAGTTAGCATTTGCACAGGCTGATATTTTAAATATTTCCTTACAAGAATGGGCTACACAATGAAAGCTACAGTTAAATTACACATGGATGTTTGCAGAACACTATGCGACATAGAAAATAATGGTATCAAGGTTGATGTTCCTAAACTTCTTGAGATTGAAAAAGATTTTAGAGATGAACACACAGAGATAGAACATGAATTAAATACCATGATTACAGAGCTATGCGGAGATACACCAATTAATCTAGCATCAGCAGAGGACAGATCAAAGTTATTCTATTCCAAAGTTGTTAGAGATAAAAAAGAATGGAAAGAGTTTTTTGATTTGGGTACAGTTGTTAAAGATGGAAAGAGAAAAAAGAAATTTATTAAAGTATCTACACCAAGTATATTTAGAAGTAAGTATCAGTATAAAGTTGGTGCGTTTTTAAAAACACATAAGAAAACTTGTAGAGCCTGTAGAGGTAGAGGCACAGTTGATTTTATGAAAAAAGATGGCACTTATGGTATGCCCCGTAAATGTAAGATGTGTTTTGGTAGAGGTGTTGTTTACATGAACACCAAAGAAAGAGCGGGTCTTGGTCTTAATCCTCTAAACGAAAAAGATCTTTCTGTACATGGATTTAAAACAGACATAACAACTATTAAAGAAAAGATGTTACAGGTGCATGGAAGGGAAAGAGAGTTCTTACAAAAATATATGAGGTATAACGCTTTGTCTACTTACCTCAATACTTTTATAGATAGTATAAAAAACAATACAGGTAAAGATGGATTTATACACCCACAGTTTATGCAATGTGTAACAGCTACCGGAAGATTATCTTCTCGTAATCCTAACTTTCAGAATATGCCTAGAAGCACTACGTTTCCTGTTAGAGAAGCTATTGTTAGTCGATTTGAAGGTGGCAAGATACTTGAAGGAGATTACAGCCAGTTAGAATTTAGAGTAGCAGGATTTCTTGCAAAGGATGAACAAGTCTTACAAGATGTAAAAGATCAAGTTGATGTTCACTCCTATACCGCAAGTATTATTGGTGTTAGTAGACAAGAAGCAAAAGCACACACTTTTAAACCTCTATATGGTGGCAAGACAGGAACGACAAGTGAAGTAAGATACTATGAAGCGTTTCTTGAAAAGTATAGTGGTATAGAAGAATGGCATAAAAGATTAGGTCGTGAAGCTCTTGTACGCAAAAAAATAACCCTACCATCAGGCAGGGAGTATCAGTTTCCAAACGTAAAAAGTTATTCAAATGGTGGATATTCTAATGCTACACAAATAAAAAACTATCCGGTACAAGGGTTTGCAACCGCAGATCTACTACCTGTTGCATTAATATCACTACATAAAAAAATAAAAGAAAAACAAATAAAGAGCTTGATTTGTAATACAGTACATGATAGTATAGTATTGGATGTACACCCTCAAGAAGAGGAAATAGCGATACATTTACTTGAAGAAGCCATGCTAGGCATACGAAAGGAGTGCCAAAGAAGGTATGGTGTTGAATACAATATGCCAATTGGTATCGAACTAAAAATCGGTAATGATTGGTCTAACCTAGAAACTGTCAGCACAAAGGAGTTGCAATAATATGACAGACGTAGCAGTAGCAGAAACGCCAAATATAAAAGATTTGGTGACAGCAAAAGAAATAGACACAGATACACTAATGGCAATGTTAGGTCAAAAGGATCTGTCGTCTACATCAAGCGAAAGCACTAAGGCGTATTTACCTAGACTTTCGATTGAGCACAATACTGAAGATGATGACGGCAATAGCCTTCCTCGTGGAAAGTGGCGTGTAAGAGATGCAAATGGTGAAACAGTTCACAGCGATACTGTTATCTTTCGACCTTTTTTACGAAGATATATGTATAGTGTTTGGGATCAAGGACAACAATCGTATTCGTCAATGACAATCCAAGCATCATCATTTGGAGATAAGTTTTTTGATACTACAGGTGGACTGAAATGTGGTAAGATAGATCGAAAAGAGTTAGATCTTCTTGCTCCAGACGACCCTGCAAGGACACTCCAAGCAGGTATTAAGTGTTCGCAAATTATTTATGGAACAGTAGCTTTATCTGGCAACGCAGAAGCTATTCCTCATGCGTGGTATGCAAAGGGAAGTAACTTTATGCCTGTCAGCGATTGGATTAAAACCCTAGAAAAGCAAGGCAAACTGTTGTTTAATACACGAGCACTCTTAACGACAGTAAAGCAAAAGTATGGTGGTAACATTTTTTACAAAGCCAACATTGAAGTTAAAGATAGTGTTGAATTTGTTCCAAAAGGAGATGTGCCATTGCTTGAGAGCTTTATGGATATAGTCAATCTTCATAATTCTGACATTGAAGAAAAGTACAAGGAGTCTCGCAAGGACTTTGAAGATGTGGAGATAGTTGACTCATTAGATGAATAATCTTATTAAGGAGTATTTACAACTTTATTTACAAAAAGTAGTTTCGGGGGATGCCTATATTTCCCCCGATTCTATTTCTTTTTTTAAAGATGAGTGTGCAAAAGCTCTAGAAAAACAATTTACTGATAAGAAAAAAGACTGGTCTATGAGAATGTCTGGACTTGGTAAACCCTTGTGTCAGCAACAACTAGAAAGAGATAAAATAAAAACGGAGACAATGGAGTACAACGCAGTAAACAGATTTTTATTTGGAGATCTGCTTGAAGTTTTGCTTTATATAGAAATGAAAGAAGCAGGAGTTAATGTAGAAGATTATCAAAAACCTGTAACTTTAGAGATTGAAGGCGTACAATTAAAAGGTACGCTTGATATAATTATTGATGGTAAGGTTTGGGATATTAAAACTGCAAGCCCCTACGCTTACACCAGTAAATTTTCAAGCTACACTCGTGTAAAAGACAACGATCCTTTTGGTTATGTAGTACAAGGATATTTGTATGCAGAAGCGGATAAAAAACCCTTTGGTGGTTGGATAGTAATTAACAAATCATCTGGAGAAATACAAATATGTCCTGCACCAAATATACAAGATGATGAACGTGCATCTGCATTGGCTGTAGCTTCATATAACATAAATGCGTTAAAAGATAAAAGTATTCCACTACAGAAGCTAGAAGATGTTCCAGAAAGATTTAGAGGAAAGTCAACAGGAAATAGAGTGTTAAACACTACTTGTAGTTTTTGTAATTTTAAAAGTCATTGTTGGTCTAACTCAAAACTACATCACAAGGTTGCATCAGAAGCAAAAAATCCCCCTATGGTGTGGTACTCACAATTAAATAAGGAACAAATGTAATGCCTTTAATATTATATCATGGTATAAAAAAAGAAGATGTTATAGGTAATCCTCGATGTTTTTTTATTTATACTGAGAATGAAAAAAAAGAAGGGGGAAAGGTGTACATGAGAGAAGCTCAAAACTGTTTACCATTAACAATCAGTAAGGCTCCCTCTTCTAGTGTAGAGGCTCAATGGACAGATAGTAATTATCGAGAGAATACAACTAAATTTGGTAGAGATGTAGATAGAGTAGTAGAATACTTAGATCGCAGAGCTATTGTGTTTTTAGAAAGTCAATTTTTACAAGAAGAGGAAAACAGCATAATGGCAGATAACGCACCTAGAACATTAAAGTTTATTAAGAATACGATTAGTTATTTAGTAGAAAAGTATGAGCCACAATATGTCAAGACGGACTAGAATGAGTAGGCGTGTAGCCGGAACAAAATACAGAAGTAATTTTGAAGTAGATTTTGCATCAGATTTAATTAGAAGAAAAGTAGATTTTGATTACGAACCAGATAGCTATGAGTATCAACCAAAGACTACAACATATACACCAGATTTTTATTTACCAGAACAACAAATTTATATCGAAACAAAAGGTTTTTTTACGTCAGAAGATCGAACAAAACACTTGACATTTAGGAAACAACACCCTAACATTGATGTCCGTTTTGTATTTTCAAATGCAAATAACAAACTTACAAAATCTGGAAAAACAACGTATGCTCAATGGTGTGTACGAAACGATTTTAAGTATAGTAATAGAGTTATTGATGAAACATGGCTAGTAAAGGAGATTGAAGAAGATGCCAAAGAAGATTGATGCTACTTGGAAAAGCCCTATAGGGCAAAAACAATTAAAAGCATGGGAAGAAAATCAAAAGAAGATTGCTAAAGATAATGTAAATCATCCATCTCATTATAAAAAAGGTGGTATGGAAACTATAGACATTATGCAAAATTTATTACCATTAGAAGAGTTTATGGGCTATCTAAAAGGCTGTATTATAAAATACATCAGTAGATATGAACACAAAGATAATCCGTTAGAAGATTTGGCAAAAGCAGAGTGGTATATAAAAAAACTTAAAGAAGTAAGAACAAAACACGATGCGTATATAACTTTAGAGAAACATTTACCATGATGCCAAAATACAGAACAATGCAAGATGCTGTGACAGAGTTTCAAAAAGCATTTGGAAGACCCACAGATTTAAAGTTTTCTGATATAGAAATATCTAGTGATGTAGCTAATACTTTTGGATTAAGACAAGCGTTAATTGAAGAAGAGTTTTATGAATTAACAAAAGCTATGAATGAAAAAAATGAACAAGAAATAAAAAAAGAATCCGCAGATCTATTGTATGTTTTAGCAGGGTTATTTGTAGACTTTGGTTGGGATATGCAAGTAATATTTAATAGAATACACGAATCAAATATGTCAAAACTTGACGAAAATGGAAAACCTGTCTATCGAAAAGACGGAAAAATAATGAAATCAAACCGCTATAAACAAGCAGATTTAAGGGGAGTATAATGCAAAAGTTACCATCAGCCTATCAAGAATACATACACACATCACGCTACTCAAGGTGGTTAGATGATGAAAATCGTAGAGAAACATGGGAAGAAACTGTAGGTCGTTATTTTGACTACATGAAATCTAGAGAACAAAACAAAAATGTTTTTGACGATAGCACAGTAGAACAATTACAAAAGGCTGTTCTTAATCTTGATATTATGCCTTCTATGCGTTTGTTAATGACATCTGGCAAGGCAGTAGAAAAGTGTAACGTGGCTTCTTATAATTGTAGTTATGTTCCTATAGATAGCCCCAGAGCATTTGACGAAATACTTTATGTTTTAATGAATGGTACTGGTGTAGGGTTTTCTGTAGAAAGAGAAAGCATAATACAATTACCAGTAGTAGAAGAACACTTTGAAGATAGCAGTACAGTTATTGTTGTAAAAGATAGTAAGTCTGGTTGGGCTAGGGCATTTAAAGAATTAATATCTTTATTGTATTCCGGTCAAGTTCCTACATGGGATATGAGCCAAGTACGACCTGCCGGAGCTAGACTTAAAACTTTTGGTGGAAGGGCAAGTGGTCCTGACCCATTAGAGGATCTGTTCAGATTTGCGGTTAATCTGTTCAGAAAGAGTGCAGGTAGGCGATTGAGTAGTATAGAGTGCCATGATTTAGTGTGTAAAACGGCACAAGTAGTAGTAGTAGGTGGTGTTCGCAGATCTGCACTCATTTCTCTTAGTAATCTTAGTGATGATTTATTGCGAGGTGCTAAATCAGGAGACTGGTGGAACCATCATAGTTATAGATCTTATGCTAACAATTCTGCTGTTTATAAAGATAGACCAGAGATGGGTATATTTATGAAAGAGTGGACATCTCTTTATGAAAGTCGATCTGGTGAAAGAGGTATGTTTAGTCGTTTTGCAGTAAAAAAACAAGTAGAAGCAAATGGTAGAAGAGATCCTAACTTTGCTTTTGGTACAAATCCGTGTTGTGAGATTATTCTTAGACCTAATCAGTTTTGTAATTTAACAGAGGTTGTTGTTAAGAAAACAGATACACTAGATACGTTGAAAGAAAAAGTTAGACTAGCAACAATACTAGGAACATATCAATCTACCCTTACAGACTTTAAATACTTGCGTAAAATATGGCAAAAAACTACAGAAGAAGAAAGATTGCTTGGTGTTAGTCTTACAGGAATAATGGATAACAAAATAACCAATGGTGCAAAAGGCAACTTAGCAGAGGTTTTAGAAGAACTTAAACACCTTGCTGTTGAAACAAATACAGTATGGGCTGAAGCATTAGGTATTCCTCAAAGTACAGCAATTACTTGTGTCAAACCATCGGGTACAGTTAGTCAGCTAGTAGATGCCTCAAGTGGTATTCACGCTAGACATAGCCATTACTATATTCGTAGAGTAAGAGGAGACAAAAAAGATCCACTAACACAATTCTTAATGGATAGTGGCATACCTTGTGAAGATGCAGTTGGAGATATAGAAAGTAAGAATACTGCGGTGTTTTCTTTTCCTATACAAGCACCTTATGGATCTGTAGTTAATGACGATCTCAATCCTATAAAACATTTAGATTTGTGGTTGACATATCAATTGCATTGGTGTGAACACAAACCTAGTATAACAATTACTGTTAGAGAACACGAATGGTTAGAGGTTGCCTCATGGGTATATAAGAATTTTGATTATATGTCTGGTGTGTCATTTTTCCCACACACAGATGCTGTTTATGCTCAAGCACCTTATGAAGAGATAAACAAAGAGGAATATGATAAGTTAGTTTCCTCTATGCCAACAACCATAGACTTTTCTAAATTAAGTGAATATGAGAAAGAGGATGGTACAAAAGGCACACAAGAGTTTAGCTGTGTTGGTGATGTATGTGAGGTTGTTGATGTTTGATGAGGACAAAAAAAAAGAGAACAGATACACTCCTGTTCTCACTTTTTCTTTAATGCTTGATGCTAAAAATGCGTTAAATCCTGCTGTAGAAGTTTCAAAAATTGATCCTAAAGATTTTGTTACTCACATGGATGAATATATGCCAGACTTTGATTATACTCAAGACATAGCAGGATTAATTACTCATGTTGCAAATTTAATTGATTTTGTACTAAAAGAAACCGAAGAGTATTGTGGTACAATAACAGATGTTAGCTATCCTAGTGAAAGAGTATCAGGAAAAATACCTGATATTCCTACATTACACCAGACTATTAAGAAGAAAAAACTTAATTAATAGGGTTTGCAATCATATCTGCTTCTAATAATATTTCTTTAATTCTTTTTTTTACCTTTGGTGTAGGTATTTTTTTTACCGCTTTAGCTTTTTTAACTACCTTTGGTTTTTCTTTCATTTCCCTTATATCTGCTAAAACTTCAAATGGTAAACGTATTTGATACTTATCACTATACACAACTATATACTCCTATTTCTTTACTAATGAACCACCAAAATATAACCCCACGATAGCTGATACTAAATGTGTATCAAGTGGTGTTATTACTAATCCTGTCATCTGTTCCCATTTAACCATCTCTTTACCTTCAAAGATAAAGAAACCCGGATTGAATTGTGTCCAACCAACAGTTACAGCTATGTCAGGATAAAATACAGCCACAATCTTAGGCCATACAATTATTGCACCAATGGCTCCTAAAGCTATTAGCCTTCGTGTCCATTGAAAGTGCGGATTTTCGTAACGTCTAGCTTTGTCAATAACCTCTGCTTCTTTGGTCATTGCAGCCATCATTAATTTATTGTTTGCTTCTTTTGCTTTAATGCTTTGACCCCATATTGACATAACACCACCAAGTAATGATGATCCAAGCATTGTAATCAATTCCATAGGTATTCCACCCATAATACTACCTCCTCCGGAAGATCCGGCTTCTGTTATCGTTTCTGCTACAGGTACTATACCTAATAGTGTTAGAAGAATTTCCATTAATCTCCACCAGCATCTTTAATCTGTTCTTTAAGTTCTTCTATTGTTTCATGTCTAGTTAATTTACGTTTGGCTTTACCACCAAGAGAGTAGACTGCTCTCATTGTTTCATCGTGTTCAATAAAGTTTTTTTCAAGAATACGAACACGATCAATTAATCTAACAACCATGACAGTTAATTCAGCTAACTTCTTATCTGATAACTCTCTGGTGTCTCTAATCTCTTCATCTAATTCTTGATGTAAATTTTTAAGTGCTGTTAGAACATCTTGACGAAAAGTATTTGTGATCCATCGTATCAACCACCATAGCCCATATCCGGCTGCTGCTGCGGTTAAAACAGGAATACCTACCTTCTCAAAAAGTTCTATCACAATGCCTACATCCATTGCAATTTCCCTTTCTTTATGGACTTTTTAACATACTAATCAACCACATCACACCACTACCAACAAGAGCTAGAACAACACCAGCCCCATACATTCTTGATTTTTCTTTTTCAAGTGTATTAACACGCTTACTAAGTTGTCGAATATCTACTTCAAGGTTTTGATGAGATGATACAAGACCATCAACCTTACCCTCTAATCTCCCTATTGCTAAGAGAAGTTCTGTTTGTCTGTCGTCACTCATTGCTGTAGCCCAAGACTACGCATTTGTTCTCCTAGAGATACTTTTTCAGCCATACTAGGAGATATACCTTGTGCTACGGCTTGAACATCCATTGCATAACTTTGTAATAGTTTTTCTGTTGCTTCTCTATTCTGAGCCGTGACAATCAAACCCATTACATTTTGTAAAAAGTCGGTGTTATTCATTTGTGAGTCTTGATACAAACTATATAGTGAGCTTTTAAAATTTTCGTATTCTTTCCTATTTGTGTATTCTTTAGTTGATCCTACTAATGCAGGAATTATAGTTTGCACCACATTTTTTCTAGCAGTAAATGGTCTAATTCTATTGGTGTCTACTGCTTCCATTGCTAATTCTGCAAAACCCGGAGTTGCTAATATCTTCATAATTGTCTCGTTACCTTTTGAAGAAAACATTCTTAATAAATATTCACTTGCTACATAACGAACACTAACAACACCTCTAGCAATACTAAATGATCTGGACAATGCTGCACTATCACTCATTGGTTTTAAATCTTGACCAAATCTTGAAACTTCACCTTTTCTTGAATTATTTGATACTTTAATTAAACCTATTGCATCATCAAACTCATCTCCCAAAACAGTTTTGTATAATTCTCTGTATGAACCTAGTTCGTTGGAAAGTGCGTTCATGTCAACAAAATCTTGATCTGCTTGTCTTACTACTGTTTTTTCTAGTAATCTTCTAGTTATTCCTCTTCTAATAGAATCTTCAAAAAATTGTGCTTGTTCTGGAGCTTGTTCTCTAACTGTTTTTACCAAAATATCAAAGGCTTTAGCAGAATCCGCACCTGTTTCTTCTTTGAAAATTCTACTTATAATGTTTTCCCCTATATCGTATAGTCTGGTTTTTCCTTTAGAAGCATCAGCAAACAATCTCATACCTATTGATATATTTTCTTCAGCAGTAGCAATAGCTTTATCACCTATTTCTTTTGCAATACTTCCTATTACTTCTGCATTTCCTTGCATATCTTTTGCATCATACAGAGGATCTCCTTCTAATTCAGTAGCTGCATCTCTTTCCAGACTTTTTCTAGATCTACCAGTAAAATTACCCTTATCATCTACTGCTGGAGTTCGTTTTATTATGTCATCAAAATCTTCTGGTAAACCTAATATATCTCTAAAACCATTATCTTTATAAAATAAAGTGCTTTTGTCTAAGTCTAGTTTTTTAGTTAGGCTATCTAACATAATTCTTTCTGTCATTTTTTGTTCTGTTAAATCTCCATATAATTCAAGGAGCATGACATCTTTCATTTCAGCATCAAACTTAGTTTTTAATTCTGCATCATCACCTATCATTCTATTATATAAATCTCTGGTAGTAGTAGCACTATCCATTCCTTCTCCAGCATGAAATTGATTGGTTCTATTGAAGTATCTGTTAAATGGAATAGGAATGTCTGTGTCGCTATTATAACTATTCTTTAAACTTTTTGAAAAAAACATTTGTCCTACATTATCTCTATAAAAATCAGAGGCTTTTTTAAGTCTATCAAATACAGGAGATCCCTCTGGAATAGCTACATCTAAATAATCATTTAGTAAACTTTCAGCTTGCATTAAAATTGAAGCACCTTGTCTGTCACCTCCATTTTGTGCATCAAAAGCCTTTTGACCTATAGATGATCTAAAAGCAACAGCTTCTTTAGGAGACAAATTATCAGGCTCTTTTAATTCACCTCTAATTTTAGCAAAACTCTCATCTAAGGAGTTTAATCTTGCTGTTTGTTCTGCACTAGGACTTACAATTTCTCTAAGATTGCTTCTTTCTTGGTCGATGTCTATTAGTTTATTAACAGTATTTATAAATGGTCTAACTTTAGGGTCGTTTCTTGCTAAATCTGTAAATATTTGTTTAGCTTTTTGTATTCCTCCGGGTCCATATTCTAACCCTGTAGTTTTTATAAAATTATTCATGCTTATAACAAAACTAGAAGTATCTATAGTTTGTCCTCTTGCAACACCTCTAAATGCTTCATCATACAATTTATTAGATTGGGTTTTGTTCCTATCAAAAACATCGTTAAATAAATTTATTTGTCTTTGTTTCATATTTTCTATTTTAGGTCTTTTGGCAACTATACCCTCTTTACTTATTAAAGCAGTACCTCTAACACTATCTGTAAAGTTTGCAACAGCTTTTCTTTTTTCTTTAATAGAAGTTTGAATTATATCAAGTTTTTCTAATGTTTTGTTAAAGTTACCATAATTATTTTTAGGATCGGCTATACGTTCTTGAATTAATTCTGAAAGATATACCTGTTCTTCTGGATCTAAATTTTTAATTGTATTGTTTGCTGCATCAAAAGCATTATCAATATTTTTAAATTCATTTGCATTAGCTCTTTCAGAAATATTATAAATATCTCTTAAAGCTCGTGAAATATTAGCTTCCATTCTTTGAGGAACAGCAAGGTGTTTTCTATGTTGCTCCATCATATTATTAACCATTTTACGAATAGGTCCAGAAACTCCTTGACCACTTTCTTCAAATCCTTCAACTTTATCTAAAAGTTTGAATAATGCTGTAGTGTAGGATCTTGATGCTGTATCTGCTTGATTCTGTAAATAATCAATTTTAGTTAAGTTTTCAAGTACTTGTTTATAACTTTGAGTTGGTGTAAGTAAACTCGCTCTATTTGCAACTCTACCCATTTGTAAATAACTTTCTTTTGCTCCTTCAAATAAACCTATTGACCAGTTAGCTTCAGTTGCTGATGTTAAATCAGCTAAAATTGCATCTACTTCTTTTACAAGTTTTGGATCAGTAGAGCCTTTTAGTAAACTAGATCTAAGACTTTCTCTTTGTTCTTTAAAAGCTCGATAACCTTTAAATAAAGTATCGTAAACCTCTGGTGTTTCTTGTTTCACAGTAGCTAAAGTTCTTGTGATTTCTCTAAATACTTTACTAGTTTTGGGATTTTCTATTAAACCTTGTAAAAGATTTCTTTCTTGAGCAGTAACTTCAACATCTTTTGCTAGGCTTGCTAAACCACCTTTACCTTTTATAATTTGATCTTTATCGCCTTTAGATATTCCTAATTGACCTTTTTCAATTATATCAAATACAGTATCTAACTGACCATCAAAGAAAAGTTTTGCTGTAGCTCTTGTACCTAATACAGAACCTATAACTGGCATCACGGCTCTTTTACCAATAAATGAACCAAGACCTATTCCTACTATTGGACCCAAGATACTTACAGCACCTAAAATACCGGTAGAGTTAAGAGGGTCCATGTTAGCAAAGGAGTCTTTAAACATTTCTTGTGTTGCACTTGAAGCCACAACACTACCTAATGTTAGAGCCTGTTCAAATGCTATAGTTTGTTTGAGATCACGAGAACTAGTAATTGCTCCTTTTCTTAAACCTGTCCATGTCTTACCAAGCAACCCTTGTCCTGATTGTTTATTTCGTAAAGCAACTAATGCTGCATTAGGATCAAAAACACCATTTTTAGTATACTTAGAATTTCTTCTTACTATTTTTTTTGTGCCTTCAAGTCCAAGCCTTGCTAGACCTGTTATACTCATAGCATTAGCAGCTATTTCTAGTCCACTTAACACAGTTGATTCTGTTGCTCCTAGAGGAACACCACCGGGAGTAGCCATTTCTCTGTCAGGAGAAATTATAGTTTCATCTATTGGTGTTAAATTAAAATAAAATTGGGCTGCTCTTGCAACTATGCCATCTCCTCTGGAAAGCTCTGCAATAAATTTGTCACTTGCTGTTACACCCATCTCTCCATCTGGTATTGCTGCATAAACCATATCAAAGGTTATATTTTTCTTTTCTTCTTCTGTAAATTTATCTTCAACACCAAATCTTCTTGCCATCCATAAAGGATTTTTAACAAAAGGTTGAACATATTTTTGAGCAAAATCTACTGCTTTTGGTTTACGACTTAAAGCAAGATCAACAATATTACTAGGAATACCAGTTACTATAGAATATGCTTGCCTTTGAAAAAGCGTTCTTATACCTAGTGCTTCTTTTGCTCTGATCAAACTTTCTTCATCAAAAGGAGAAGCAGTAATATCTAGAAATTTATTATCTAGTAATCTTTGTGCTTGACCAAACATACCTTCTTTAGATTTTTCACCAGCCTTAATTTCTAGATTGTTAAAACCATACTGTTCAAGATTTCCCAAAACAACTTTATTTTTTATTACATTTTCTTCTATTTCATTAAGTTTTTCTGGGTAGTATTTTTTAAAATGATTAAAAACATTTGGATTATTTTTTACAAGATCATACTCATGTTGCCAATAAAACTTTTTATATTCTTGTGGATTTGCTTGTAGAGTTTTAAGATTATCCTTACCATACAATCTAGCCATCATTTTAGCTAGTGTTCTTTCCATTTGTTTTGGTGTATAGGCATTTTTTTCTACTACTTCTTCTACTATTGGAGTTTTTTCAATAGAACCTATTGCTTGTTGTAACATAGGTTGCTGTTGCTGTTCTTCTTGGGGTATCATTCTAGGATTAAAATTTTCTGTTCCAATATGACGTAGCTTTCCACTTTTTGTTCTTACAGTAAGACGTTCAGCCATATCTTTTGCAGAAATTGGCACAGATTCAGCAGCTAATGTGTAATCAACATCAGCCATTAGTTCTTTACCTTCAATAGTTGTTGGTACTCTCTTTTTTTCCATCTAGTCTGTTTCCTTTAAGATTACAATTTATTTGGGTTTAACGTCATCGGCGTCTTCATCAGATATTAAATTATCCTCCTCTTCATTGCCTATCAAAAACTCTTCTTCTTGTTTTATTTTGTTACCAAATAGATCCACATTGCTATCATTAAGCTCAATCATGTTCTTTGGTCTATATTGATTATAGTATTCAACTATATTTGATGTTGCTCTTGTTCTTCTTGTAGAGTCATCAAGTAGTTTATTGTAAACACCAGTAGCAATATTAGACTGATATTGAGGTTTATTGGGATCTAAAACTCTTGCAATTCCCAACTGTTTTTTATTTTCAACAACTTGATCTTCCATTTTTGAATGAAGATCTCTCATAACTTGTGCAATTAATTTTCTATTTTCTGCTGGATTTGTAGCAAAAGTACCAAATAAAGCATTTTGTGTTGCCATAAAATCAGCGTTAGATACAGCATTACCACCAGCACCCCCTTGAATATATTTTGCAAAAGAAAAGGTAAGAGTTAGTTTTTCCATTGCAAACTTATAAGAGGCAAGAGCTTCAGCATTATTTGGATCGTTTTGTAATTGTAATTCAGCATTTCTTACTTCTTTTGATATAGATTGTAAAACATCTTTTCGTTGAGCTTCACTTAAATCAGTTTTTTCAATTTCAGCAGCAAGTCTAGATTGTATTTGTCCTAAACGATTTTCTTGTACAGCCGTTGTAATTTTTGCTCCGTCAAAAAAATCAAACAATTCTTTTACACCAACAAGTTTATCTAATCCACTTTTTACAAGACTAGAACTCATATTGGTAGTTATAGGTTTTTCTTCAATCATAAGTTGCATAATATTCATAGCACCATCTTGAATATTTCTTGCTCTTTGTATATTCTCTCTTATAGTTTTTCCACCTTCTGGAATAGGATTAAAAGTTAGTGGGTTTCCTTGAAAATCTCTTCTAGAATTTTTAATAGCATCTGCCTTTGTTACTATGTTAAAAATATCATTATCAGTCAAATTTTTGTTATTTTTTAGTAGTGCTCTTGTTCCTGCAAAATATTCTTGATCATCTATCTCATCAGTATTATATTCTTTTGTAAGTTTTATAAAATCAGGATTTACATACAAGGATTTAATTTGTGAAGAAAATTGACCTAATGATGCGTCAGTTTCTGTTTGTGCAAAAGAATTAGCATATTTTCTATCTGTAAAAATTTTGTTATATTTATTTTTAGCCTCAACAAAACCTGAACCATATTTAGCTATTTCTTGTTCTTTAAAAAATGGTGTGGCAAATATATGAGTAGAACCAAATAAAACTCTAGGAGTATAAGATGGATTTTTTGTTCCATCCTTATTATCTTTCATATTTACACTATAAGAAGTAGTCCATAAATCATTAAGTTCTCTATCCCATCCATTTTTTTTAATTATATCTTGGGCTGCCTCTAACGATATTTTTTTATTATTAACAGCATCTACCAATGGTTTCATTGCTCTGTCTATTTGTGTTCTTTTTGAAAACAATCTACTTTTTGCATCAGTACCTGCAATCTCACCAGTAAAACCATCAGGTAAATATGTTGAATCAGCACCAAAACGAACAGCAACTTTTTTCTTAGACGCTGTATTTTTAGCATCAACTTTATATTTTTCTATTGCTTCTTTACTAAGAATATCCATCCCTTTTAAAATTTTTTCATAACCAAACCTAGTATCTAGAAGATCTTTTTCATCTTCTAGTTTAGCTATTCTGTCTCTTTCTTTAACTCTTTCGTTAAGTAAATGTTGTGCTCCTCCTCCAACAAAAGATGCTATTGCTTGTCCAAAATCAATTGCCATTGGTGTTCTCCACTTCACTCATAAAACTATTTTTATCAAATTCTGGTTTACTTTTTTCTTCTTCTTCTGAAGGCATCTCTTCATCAAAATTGTTAGAAAGAACTTCAGCATATCGAGTAGGATTTAGATCTCTCATAAGATCCATAATGTCATCTTGCGGAATAATATCTAATTCTACTGAATTATTAAACTTAGGTGAGATCCCTGCTTTTCTAGCGTTTGTTAATAACTTCAAAGAAATAGGAACATTTAATAACTCAGCCACATCAGGATTAACTTTTCCATTTGTAAAAGCACCAAAAGATATTGTTCTTGCTATAGTTTCAATCGGTACACCAGCATCCATTAATCGTAACAAATCTAATTTTCTTTCAGGAACTTCCATTCTTTGTTCTATATCCTTATAGGCTTCTTTTATATCAACGTGTTCTGGAGGAGAATCCCACGGCCACTTACCTTCTGGTTGTGTTAAACTATATCCTGCTGGTGGTACAGAAAAAGGATCAACACCAAGTTTTTCATATCCTTTTTGTAATTCTTTTTGTGCCATTGTTTTTCCTTAACCTATAAAAAATTTATTAAGTTCTTTTTGTGCAATTTCTCTATCTTTTGCTGGAATATCCTCTAGATAATTACCTAAAATTTCTGATGCTAATTCACCCATGCTATTGTCTTGTGATCGTTGAGGAATTTGTTGTAATTCCATTCCTCTTTCTCTAGCTCCTTCTTCGGTAAGTCTGTAAGCCTCTACAAAACCATTTCCACCACTACCACTTGTAGTAGTACCAGCACCTTTTTTACCACCTCCAAGAATATTGCTAATTGCAGCACCTGCAACTGTGCCTAAAGTCTTTGTTACAAAACTACCTAAAACATATTTTTTTCTCATCTTTACCTCTACTTTAATTAAATAACTTGTCAAAAACTAAACCACCAACAGCACCTATAGCTTTACCAAAGTTTGCAGAATACTGTAAATCTTTATTTATATCTCCTCGTTGAGCAAGGAGAGCAGCTTGATGTGCTCTTTCAACAGCAGCTTCAGTTGTTTGAATTACAAATGCAGCCTCATCTCTGTATTGTTGCCACAAATTATTTTGTGCAGCTACAGATAATCCTAATAGGGCTTGAGCATTGGCTCTATTAACTTCATTTTGTGTTGCGGTATTTTGTGTATTAATTTGTCTACGCCATTGAGCATTAGATTGATCTATCTGTGCTCTCATGTTTGCATTAAATCTATCACGACTATCAGATAATTCAGCATTAAATGTAGAAATAGAATTTGTTTGTCCTGCATTAAATTGATCTACGGCAGCTACTCTGTTAGCATTTGCTTCTTCAACTTGTACACCAAGCTGTGCAAAAAACTCTTCAACTTGTATTTGGTTTTTAGCATTTAGTTGTCGTGTAGCATTTTCTTGAGAAGCATCAGTAAACATCTCTTGAAGTTTACCATTATAACTTATAGTGTTTGAGGCTTGTGTGTTAGATAGATTCTGTAAATCAACACTTAAAAAGTTTTTAGCATTATTTACAGCAGAT